TAGGCACGCATTATGGTTCGCTTGTACCATTGGAGGAATGGAAATGATAAAAGATCCTGAAGAGCAATATGAGCCGGATGGGACTGGCACTTATACAAATGGAGAGACAACCATCACGTACGATACGGATGGCGACCAGCATGTGGAGGTGAATGATGATTAGTGTAGGTGATACGTCCATTTCCATTATTGCTAATGGTAAAGAGAAGACATACGATATTGGCAAGATCTTTGATATCAATGAAAACGATCTTACCAAAGAGTTTACTTCCCAGGCCACGATTTACGCATACTTTGCTACTGCTCTAGCACAGGCAGATTATGATGCCAGTGTTGCCAGTATGGTACAGGAGCAGACCTATGCGGATGCTGACCAGTTTTGCCGTGAGGATTTGAATAAGGCTGGCACGAAATATACTGAGGGAGTCATCAAGTCTATGGTGCAGCAAGATGAGGAATATTCTGGTGCTGTCCAGGCTGAATTGACTGCTAAGTATAATGCACGTGTGCTTAAGGCAATAGTATCAGCAATGGAAATGCGTGCTCAGATGCTAATCTCAGTCGGATCTCACATCCGGCACGAGTTAGATATGACTGGCATGAATATCCGAGAGCGACAATTCAATAAAACCGTGGATGACGTGAAGGATACGATTCGCTCCCGAAAATCCAAGGGAGAAGTTTAGTACTGTAGGAGATGAAAATGACCAAAACATTTGAATTAGATGACAAAGGAGAAATTGCCAACACTACGCAAATCAACACTACGCAAATGTCTCCAGCCAAGCCAAAGAAGTTGGATGCCAACAAGCAGGTTGATTTCTATACTGCACTTCAGGCTGTTGACGATGGCAAGAGAACTGCTACAAAGCAGGAATGGAATGACACAGCTATTATCATGAAGATGGTGAATGAAACGTTGTGCATAAACTGTACTGATGGCAAGTTCGACGGTATATGGCATCCATTTACACTTAGGAAGCCAGATATTGATGGCAAAGATTGGATTGTATTTTAGTTCCTTACCACGCCAGTTTGAGGCTATGCTAATGGGATCCTCCTTCCCTGGCGGGATTTCCATTCAGATACGGCTCAGTCCAAAACATAAGTGAGGATCCAGGTTCGAGTCCTGGGGCTGGCACTGCGGCAAATTATTGCCAAAACAAAAATTTTACTTAGTTACAAGGAGACTGAAATGGCTGTGAAGAATGCAACAAAAGCACTATCAAGGGAGGAAAGGTTAGCACGACTCAAGAAGAAAATGGAGTCGGTTGACCTGGGTGGAGGAAAAGGATTCTGGTCACCCAAACAGGGACGTAACATTATCCGTATCCTACCTCCGGTAAGAGAGATGGAGTACTATTTCCAAGAGGTCGGGAAGCACAACATGAGTCCTGATGGCAAGAAACGTGTCTACTGCCCCAGCTTCACGAGTGGTGGACAATTGCCATGTCCAGTCTGCGAAATTATCAAAGACCTGCGGGATGCCGGTGACAAGGCTTCTGCCGAAATGGCAAAGAGTCTTGGAAATCGTAGGATGTTCTGGATGAACGTGATCGATCGAGAGAATCCTGCTGCTGGCCCACTGATCTACACACCTGGTGTGATGGTCTTTGGAGACGTTACTGCGTATATCCTTGATCCGGATTATGGTGACATTTATGATGTCGAGGATGGCATCGATATGGTCATCACACGTGAAGGATCTGGGATGCAGACCGAATACAACGTGAAGGCTCGCAAGAATGCATCGCCTCTGTCCGAGGATCCGGATGAGATTGAGAAGTGGTTGGATGCGGCACTGGATCTGTCATACACAGTGGTGGACGATGATCCTGAGAATGACAAGGCTCTGTCCAGAGGGCATGCGATTTACTTGTTGCCTTACAGTCGTATTGTCAAGGAATTCAATCTTGATGATATTGCGGCTGATGACCTGGGTGTGGAAGAAGAGGAAGAGGAAGTTGTTACTCCGAAGAAATCCCCTGCTAAGAAACATGCTGCTCCTGTGATTGATGTGGAGGAAGAAGAAGATGAGGAAGAAGATGATGAGGACATCCCTGCTGCTAAGCAGGAAGTGTCACGTCGTCAGGCTCGTCGCAGCAGACGCTAATCTGGCAGGTTGATTTCAGGATGGGCTGGGTGCTGGATCGCTCCCAGCCCATCTCTCGAAATAAGGAAGTGTAATATGTATCAATTGTTTGACGTGGTTGTAGGAGTGTTGCTAGTTGGAGCAGTCATTTCCATTATAGCAACAATTAAGATGGCACTAAGGCGACAAATGGAAATCGATAAAATGATTTCCTTTGATGCTGAGGATCCTGATCTGGATCAAGTTTGCCAACAGGAATATGCTGCTAGTAAGAGGAATGAATGAGCACTGCTAAGGATGTTGTTAAGGCATTGAAGAAGAAAGCATTCAATGTTTCAATGCTATCGGATGACGATTCTCCGTGTGTGGTCAAGGAATGGATGTCCACAGGCTGCGCAGTGCTGGATGCCATAATCGGTGAGGGGATTCCCATTGGCAGGATCACTGAAATCTATGGCGACAATTCCTCAGGTAAGAGTCTTATTGCTTCACAGATAGCTGCTGCTGCACAGGAAGATGGATTTGTGGTTGCGTATGTGGACACAGAGACAGCTGTTTCCAGAGAAATGATGGAAATGTTGGGTGTCAATGTGGATGAACTGTTATACTATTCTCCAGACACGATAGAGGAAGTGTTTGATTTCTTTGAGCACTGCGTCGAGGAGAAGAGTAACATTTCCAAAGACAGTCCTATGCTCCTGATATGGGACAGTGTGGCAGCTACCTCTGCAAAGTTCGAGATGGAAAGTGACTATGGCAAGGCAACTATGGGTAGGCACGCAGCTCTGATAAGTCAGGGACTGCGCAAATTCACTCGTATCATTTCCAAAGAGCACGTTGCTATGCTACTTATCAATCAGACACGCCAGAAGATTGGTGTGATGTTTGGTGATGATGTTACAACGTTTGGTGGCAAAGCAGTATCATTCCATGCAAGTGTGCGAGTACAGTTGGACGTGTCTAAGAAGATTTCCATTCCTGCAAAACGAGGCAAGAAAGTTATAGGGATGAATACCAGGGCCACAGTTGTCAAGAACAAGGTGTCCATGCCATTCCGAGTTGCCACATTGCCTATATATTTTGGGCATGGGATCGACGATGCTGGGGCAGCGTTCCACTACCTGGATGATAATGACATTATCAAAACAAATGGTGGTTGGAGATTACTGGATGTAAATGGCAAAGAACTGAAGTTCCAACGTGCAGATTGGGATGAGTTATATAACGAAAATTACGAGGCTATTACTGATATTATCTTTGACCACACTGCACAGGATACTATGGGGAGAGAATATCAGTGATTGACAAGGTGTGGACATGGATTGTTTTATCCGTATTGCATATGGGAGTATATGTTGGAAATGTTATCGATGGATTAGTAGGACTGGTAACATTGACAAAAGTCCACACGACTGTTGCGTTGTACATGGCAAAACTGTATGCAAAAACAAAATACTATAATAATCGACGGGAATAATCTAGCATACCGCTGTAAACACGTATTCTCCTTGTCTAACAATGGAGTAGATGTTTCCATTACTTATGGTTTTCTAAAAGTTTTATCTTCATATCTGCAGAAATTCAAAGCAACCAGTGTGATCGTGTGTTGGGATGGAGGCATCCCTGAGTTTCGCAGGTTTGCTGTACCTGAATACAAAGCCAACAGGCATCTTGACGATGATCCTGTTGAAAGAGAAGATTTCCATAGGCAAGTAAATGAACTGCATCGGATACTTCCCACAATGGGAATTGTCAGTATTAAGACTCCATGTGTAGAAGCTGATGATTTGATGTACCATGCCTCAGTGCTTTGTAAAGGACACTGTATAATTGTGTCCAGTGATAAGGATATGTTTCAGGCACTCAGTGATTTTGGTGTGGAAGTTTATAATCCTTATCGTGAAACGTTATACGATGTGGAGAAATTCGAGACTGAATATGGGATTTCCATTCACGATTATATAGACTGGCGTGCGTTACAGGGAGATTCCTCAGATAACATATCTGGAGTACCAGGTATTGGTGAGAAAACAGCCACAAAATTGTTCCATGAATTTGGTACTCTGACAGGAATCGTAAATGCTGCATTAGGTATCAATCCTAATGGCAAACTGTCCGGAGCATTGTCAGCCAACATTTCCAATTTCGGATTCACACGAATAGCAAACAATGTGCTTGTCATGGCTCTGTACTTTGATCGGACAGGATCCCGGGATATAATTATGGATGCCTGTGACAGTCATACTACTGCTGACCGTAAGATAGCAAAGCGATATTTATATGATAACAATTTCACGTCGCTGTTCACCACATTCCTAGTAGACATTTCCAAACTCCAAGCACCAGAGTTGTCGATATCAAATAAGATGAGGATTCCAATTGTGTATCCTTGTAAAAGGAAACCTGCAAAATGAGTTGTTATATAGGATTTGATCCTGGCAAAAGTGGTGCATGTGCAATTATTGAACATGGCATTATTGTGACAGTATTTCCATTTCCATTAGCTGGAAAGAAAATTGATGCTAGTATATTAAGTGCTAAGATAATTGAAACACGTATTGATACGCGTAGAATATTGATTGCATGTATAGAGAAAGTTGGTGCTATGCCAGGTCAGGGTGTTGTAGGAATGTTCAACTTTGGTTACAGCACGGGATTGCTTTATGGAATATGTGCAGGATTGGGAATAGCAGTTCACACAGTATCTCCACAGACATGGAAGAAATTCATTCTTAAGGATACTGACAAGAGTAAAGAAGCAACAATTGAGTGGTGTAGGAACGCATATCCAAACACATGGCTCATGGCTACACCTCGATCGAAGAAACCGCACACAGGGATGGCAGATGCCATAGGAATTGCTACATATGCGTACATGATGAATCTATGAAATGATATTCGAAGGCAAGGAAGTCACTGTGCTAGTGGTGGAATGGCAACGCACGCATGATGCTGTATTGCTGGAGAATATCCTTGCCAAAAGTCAGAAACTCATAGAGGTAATCGTAAGTTCCTATGATCCTAATTATCGTGATGATTTGATACAAGAATCTTATGCCAGACTGCAATATGCTATACCGTTCTTCAATCCTAACATTTCCACTCTCCATAATTATTTCACAACTGTTATAAGAAATAGGTGTGCTACGTATTTGCGTAAACAAGGCAGAGAACCACAGATAGATATCGATCTCCAACTGACTGGAGATCGAGATTCTTATCCAGTGGATGATGAGGAATTGTTGCATAATCTTGTTGCACACAACAGGAAGCGATTTCCAAGCATGTCATGTGAGGACATAGATGGCATATCGGAATTTGTTTACTTTTCCTTGATAGATAACACATCACGTCGTGGCGTGGTTGTGCGATTAATGGAAATGTTCAATGTGTCCCGGACTGTGGCAACAGTGATTTATCATTCGTCCATTATACATCTCAGATCGAATTATGTACTTGTTGATTGTGAAGATAATTGTCCACAGGAATTCTCCTTGTTGATAGACTTGAGAGAGAAGATTGGAAATGAGTTATTCGATGAGATATCAACACTCTTTTCCGGGATGTATGTTAAGTTCCAGTAAACGGTAAATATATTTATGAGAATAATTTTATTTGGAGGATACTATGCCTAGTAGAGCTGAATACTATCTTGAAAAGATGTGGCAAATGTTGGTTAACTCATCGGTTCCGTATGCCTGGGTACGTGTGCTTGCCGATGCGCTGGTTAAGACAGGTGCTGGTGTGGTGCACACAGTCACATTCTCCCAGGCTGATGCTGCTCCGACTGCTGGTAGTATAACGATATATGACAGTCTAACAGAGGGTGGACAAACGATATTTACTCATACATTTACGACGGCTGTATTCAATCCTGTCACTATTTTGCTGGA